CAGTGTCAAGGTTTCTAGTAAAACTCCTAAGACTTCAGGCAAGATGACCGAAGGTCAGAAGCAAGCGGCAACTAAAAGAAAGAGAGCAAAGAAGCAAGGAGTGGGTGGCAAGCCCACCGTAGTCAAAATGGTCCGGGTGATTTGATGGAATCTGAGTTTTGTGATTGCTGTGCCCCTTCCGAAATTAGTTTTGAATTCTTGAAGGCTAAGAAGAAGTCTAAGCCGTTCCACGGTTACAATCCAAACAAGCATAGTAAGAAAGGAGGCTTGAATGCTAAAGGTCGTGCTGCTGCAAAGCGCAAGACTGGTGCCAACCTCAAACCTCCAGTCACGACTAAGCCCAGTAAACTCAAGCCCGGCTCTAAGAAAGCCAAGCGCCGCAAATCATTTTGCGCAAGAATGAGTGGAATGAAGGGCGCTACTAGCAAAGGTGGTAAGTTGACACCGAAGGGAGCATCCCTGAAGCGATGGAATTGTTAGTATGAGTTATGTAGAAATTATGGAGCAGGCTTGGCTCTTTCTCAAAGGAAAGGAAGATGCACCTAACTATAGAAAAGCCACTGGCTCTAAGAAGTGCGGTAACTGTAAGGCTTGGGATTCGTCGAAGACTGACGATCCGATGACTGGTTACTGCGAGTGGTATGATTTTACTTGCCGGGCAGACCATGTGTGTGACGCTTGGGCTGGTGAGTAGATGTCACCGTTTGAGTCTGCTTGGCTTTTGTTGAAAAGGCAGACAGAGTTGGGTGAGTTTCATCCTTGGCTTCCATCATCTCATGGCGAGACCAATTGGTATCACGGTACCTCCACAGATCATGCTAAGGGTATAAACGAAAAGGGGATTCTTCCCGGTACAAGGCAGGCTATCACGGGGCGAACAGACTACACAGAGGAGGGTGTGATTCCCGGTGAAGAAAAACTTCTTGATGCCTCTATACCCGCTGCTGCATTCATAACTCCTAGTAAACAGAGTGCAGAGATGCATGGGTTCTTTGCACAAAATGCATTAAGGGCACAGCCCGGAGGTAGCGGGGGTTCAAGGGCAATGGTGGGTGTTAGGTCCAAAGGTTTAGCGGAAGCAATAAAGAGAGGAGAAATCAATCCACATACAGGTGAGCCACTTCAAACGGTACCACTTACTGAGAATACTTATGGAGGCATAAACCAAGGCGCAGTAGGTATCGCTGGAGGAATACCCCGCAAGTATACAACACCTGTATTACCTAATATGTTGTTTGGGCACAGCCAAGAAAAAATAGACTACAACTTAAACTCTCCACATGCCTTTGCTGGTTATCAGCAACCCATGCCGCTTGATTGGTCGGGTTACGATAGTTATAATCAAGAGCAGAACTTCCCTAATTTCTTTTAAGTGCGGTAGGGGAATGACTTTCAAGTAGGACTCTATAGACTAAGCGTGGCCGACGAGGGTGAGCCAATCCAACCTACCGACTGGTGGGCGAATGTTTTGACGGCAATGAAGTCTGTCAACTTTGAGGATTTACTCAAGATGGAGAGCAACGCAGACAAACATACTTCTTGGACTGACTTGGCGCTTTTGATGGAAGTTGCCGATCATCACCAGTTTTTGCAACATGCTTATGAGCAGCGCAAGCGTGGGATGCTACATGTGGAGTTCATCGTCGATACCGACTGAGGCTGCTTGGTCAGTCCTCAAGCGGGACGGCGGCTTAGGCTCACTACCTCCTGAATTGCAAGAGTCTATGCAATCTTTTTACGAGCAGATACCTGACGAGCAGCGTGAGAAAATCGAAATGATTGCTCAGGCTGTAGAGCAGATGGAGCCTGAAAAGAAACATCAAGTCGAACAGATGATGATGATGACTCTTAATCACAATGGCGATAAACTACCTGAGATTCTAAATCAGGCTGACCCTGAAAACATATTTGCTCCCCAACAAAGTGAACCGGGTACATTCAAACTATCTTTAGTTGGTCTAGGACATGAATTTGTTTATGGGAAGCAATCGATTAGAAAGGCATTTCCATTATTATTTGTCGCTGCTGCCACTATATTCGCTGCAGACGGTGTTAATCAAAGTCAAGGTGCCAAGGGTAGCGTGGTAGGTAGTGGTTTACAGGAAGTAGGTCATTATCTTTCACCTGAGTTAGTTCCTGAACCCGATTGGGGCGACATTACATCATATGAAGATGACACTGCTGTGTTCCAAGATCCTGTTCTTGGCTCGGACTTTTTAGGGATGGGGGTTGTTGAAAATCCTACTTGGTGGCAGAGAGGACTCGCTGGAGGACTAGGTGCTCTTCAGGGGCTTAGTCCAGTTGGAGGAGTTGGTAGGGCGGGCAAAGCATCTACTAAGGCAACAGGCAAAGCCTCTAGGTTAAAAGAAGCAAGACCTATGGGGCCAGCGAAAAGCAAAAGAGCACAAGGTAAGTTAGATGCAAAGGATTTCAAAATTCAACAGGCACAGGGTCAGGCTGATGCTGCCAAGGTAGCACTAGGAAAAAAATCTACTTTTGGTGGCAAATTAGGAACTGCTGCCAAATCAGGTACACATAGACTTGCCCAAGGTATTGCTGGAGATCCTAGGTTTTCAGACAAAGTGGCAGAAATTGCAGGTGCTGCTCTCACGAGTCAGGGTAGTAGCCCTAACATTCACGGCACTGCTAGTGCAAACCCGTCTGCTGGTGGCGGGGGTAGTGGTGTCGGTGGAGTAGGTAACCGTGCTAGTATGGGCCAAGGCAATAAACAGATTTGGTCCGGCGCAGTAGAGCAAAAACTAGGCGGAGCCTACGGAACAAACAAAGGTGATAATATGAAAATTGGAGAACAGATTTTGAAAGAAGTAGACATGCGAATACACAAAGCACATTGCGGCACTACGCACAAAGCGGATTGCCCAACATGTGGTAAAAAGGATTGCAAGTGTAAAGACAGTACCAAGAAGGGTAGCAATACGAAGTGCTCTGCGTGTGGTAAAGCAGATTGTAATTGTAAAGACAGTACCAAGAAGGGTAGCAAGAAACCTGCCCACGGTATGGTTATTGTAATTGGCTCTAAAGACGCAGGTCCGGGACCTTCAAAAAATGGTAAACGAGTCAAAAAAGATTGACGCTATCAAAATAGAATCATTTATGTGATACTATTATTTCCCCATGACAGAGAGGGACACATTATGATGAGCGCTTCCGCACCCCTGCCTGAACACGATCAAAGTGAAATACGACTAATGGGATTAATCCTAATGCAGTCGATGTCTATTGGTTTAGCAGTTGGCATATTCAATGCCAACCTATGGATAGATTTGGATGACCCGTCTGTAAACGGAATCACATACGCTATGGCTGCATTCGCTGTACAGGGTCTCGCATACTACCTTTTCAAAATGTTCTTTCAACAAGGTATGGATGAGAAAGCAAGGTTGGCAACTATGGAAAGGGAGCGCAGAAATCGCTACCGTTCAATGGAAGTCAACTTCGATAGTCGCCGACAGGACATGGAGATGCGTATGCAAGAAGCACAACTTGAAACTGAGTTGAAGTGGATGGAAGAAAACCCCGGCAAGACTCCTCCTTGGGTTCAACAAAGAGTTAGTCAGCCACCGAGTGGCTATTCCGATTTTGTACCTAACACATCTATTAAAGAACCATTAAGTTTAGGTTTAGATTTTAACCCTAAAGAGAAGTCTAAGAAAGTTCGTGGCGCAGATGGCAAATTCAAAAAGAAGGAGTGATTCTTCTTGGGGCGCATTTTCAAAACACCCTCTGACGATACCGTGGAGGAAACTTTGAGAATGATGCATACTGCTAATATGGTAGATGTGGCTTATGAGAGGGCATTTGGCTGGTTAAAGGTGGTTGGTTTTTCATTACTATCTGCCTTTGTTATGACTGGTATCGATTTTTATACTGGCTGGAATCTTTGGGAACATACAGGTAATTGGGTAAAGGACACATTACAGAATTGGTCAGACTCGATTTTTGATTAGGTGATAATATGTCAGCAATGGGTGGCTCTGCACTTGTGGGTGGAATGGTTTTCGCTCGTGAGTTATATCATTACTTCATACCTAGAAAGGTAGGGGTGTATGGCCCACCCATGACTGGTAAGACAACTCTTGACAGATACATGACCACGCCGGGAGAGATGGAAGAGATACCTGAAGATGAGCGTACTAAGCATTTTAGAATTCCCGGCATGAACCGATTCTTACTTCCACGACCTACACGCAAGCGTGTAAGTTGGAAAGGAGACAAGCGTGTAGTGTACTCCGCTGATATTGGTGGCGACGAAAGATTTTGGAATCTTTGGATAGATGATATGGTTAATCGTAATGTCGAAGCAGTGATTTTCATGTTTGATGACAGAGCACTAAAGGGTGGCGACGAAGCAATACAGGCTGTTGGTGGATTCAAATACTTAGTTGATGCAATACTTCATCGTCAGTATCGATATAGAAACCTTAGATCTTGGTTTAGAGGTAAGCGATATTGTCCCAAAGTAATCATGCTTGTTGCTAATAAAGCAGATAATTGGTGGGATGAGTCTGCAAATGTACTTTGGCAGCAGCAAAGATTAGGCGAACATAAGATGTTCGACCCCTTTAGGGATGACTTGGTTCGTCTACAAAAAGCGGGCGTACCTACTAGGCGAGGCATGATGGCTACTAGGATTGGGTGGAATGTGGAAAACACATTGATTGATATACTTACAATGTAAGGAGGAAATAGAAATGGTAATGAATTTTGGATTTGGTGGCTCCGGTAGAGTTCCACAGAGTGACGCTAACTTAGCGAACATGAGCGATGCTCACTTGATGGCTCTTGGTCAACAAGGTAACGCTAGTCACGCACAGTTGTTAGAAATGCAAAGTGCACAACAGGCTATGGCTAGTGTTGCTGGAAAGCAGAACATAGAAGTTCCAAAAGTTAACTTTTATCCGAGTCGCCATGCTGACCCAAGAAAGGCAAGGAAGCAAGACATCAAGCAAGCCCGTCGCTTACTCACACCGACTAAGCGTGGTTTATTTAATCCGCTTAGGTGGATATGGGGGCTGAAGTATAGATACAATCGTCAGACCAGTCTATGTGTAATCGACGGCTGTGATTGTGAAGAGTTAATCAAGTATGATAATCTATATGCTAAGATATGTGATGAAGAAAGCGGCAAGAGTCTTTGGGAATTATACTGGCAGAATCCTGTAACTGGTGCACCGGAAGCATTCGTAGCAAGAGAGCAGGTCACTAATGGTAGGTTGATGAAGGGTACATACTGCCCTGAGCACTTGCACCTATACCACTTGTTATGTAAGTGGGAATCCGAAGCCGATAAAGATCACAACAAGACCAAGACTGGTATGAAGGAAATGGTCAAGAAAGGAGTCAGTACAATTGCTGTGCCGATTTCGATTATCAAAAAGAAAGACAACACTCCTGAGATGCTAAAGAAATACGAGCCGTTCTTCGTTGAATTAGAAAAAGATTCTAAGCGCCAACCCGGAATCAGCCTTTTGCATTACAAAAACCCCGAAACAGGAATAAACGATGTCACTATGATTGTCTTTGACTTGAGATTATTCCAAAAGGAAATCCTTGAGCAACAGCCATCTTTGGCCGATGCAATAACAAATCTTGGAATAATGCAAGCACAGGCAGTAGACAATGGAGTTATCAACTCCGAAGTAGTGGCACAGGCAGAGCAGATGCAATTACCACAACAATAGGTGAAACAAAATGGGACTATTTGGAAACAACAACGCACAGCAAAATGGAGCATTGTCACTCGGTGTCAATGGTCAGACTAACACTCAGTCTAACTTTGTTAACCCCTTTGCGCCTCCGCAGCAGCAACAAAACTTTGCTCAAAATAATATGGCGCAGGGTTTTATGGGTGGCATGGGTATGTCCCAAAATCAAATGGGAATGATGGGTCAACCAATGGCTCCTCCTAGTGAAGCAGAAATTCAATTGGCATTAATGAAAACTTTAGCACCAATGGATAGATTCATTGGTAGTGCACAGATGGGCACTATGCTTCAGTTACTTAATGACCTTGTGAGTTTTTCAGTACTAGAGATACTAAAGGGTGCCACCTTTGTTATCAATGAAGATGAAGGTACAATGAAAATGGACATAGCATCTCTTCCAAGTAATTTGCAGACTATGAGTGCTGAAAATGTAACAGGTCAGTTCAGTAGTCTACAGATGGCAAGTCAACAAAACATTCAGCAAGCAGAGATGCAACAACAGCAGATTGCTGCACTTGCTCAACAAAGTATGATGGGTGGTGCGCTAAGTGCTGCTATGCAAGATGAAAGCCTAATGAACAAAGCAGGTGGCGCTGCTGGTAACTTCATGGGTAGAATGATGGGGATGAGATGAAATGATACCAAGGGATTCACCAATGTTAGGATTGGCAAGTAGTACGATGGCTATATTTGCACCAAAGAAAAGCGTAATAGTAGATATGGTAATGGTTCAATTACTTTCAGTAATTGTGACACTAGGAATAATTATGCTTACTGGCTCAGGGGATTTATCGAGTGACACAATGGCTTACTTAGTCGCTGGTCTTTTCGGTGCCTTCTTCATGCTCGGTAACATCTATTCCCGAATTTCTAATGTCTGACGATTCTACATGTCGCCCCCATTTCTTTAGCGGGCACTCGCTAGATCTTAGTGAGACTTTAACTCTCATCTGACAACCACATTCAGTGCATCGATTACTGGTATGTTCCCAACTTGGACAGACCATGCAGATGTCCATTCTTAGTTCTTTGACATCATCTTCTACAAACCTTCTAAGAAATATATCTCTACTTGCTCTCGTCAAACCTTTTGCGGTTTCTATAGACACAGGTACGCCCATAATTCTAGGTGCTGAACGAGGTAATCTCATTGCTACTCCGTCAACCTCATGCTACAAAACTATTATCCATAGTGTAGCCGTGGCCCAATGCATGGGAGGCGAGCGCCAAACTAAGAGATCATGTCCTTTGTGTCAGCACGAAGAGCGTGATGTCTATGAAAGCGGACTTGCTGATGGTTCTATAGAACCGAGGGTACTGGACAAGGACATGGGTTGGAGAACCAATACTACTGAGAGACATATGAGAAATCATATGGGTAGTTATGAGGACACCGCTAACCATTCTTGTATAGTGTGCACTAGTGACGATCGTAGAGTTTACGAAGTGGCTTACTTTGAAGACGAAAAGACCACTGAAGATATTGCTGCCGAGTTAGATTGCAGCGAAGAGTTAGTGTACAAGCACATGAAGAATCATTTCCAGCCTTTGGTTAAGAGAAGCGCTACTGCAATCGTAGCGGTAAAGGTAGGAGAAGAAGTAGAAGTCCTTAGAAACAATGTGCAAAACTTGAATGGTAAGTTGGCACAATACATGGAAGAGACCAGTATTCACGATGATGGGGTTGTATCAGATATGGTAAAACTCCACAAAGAAGTCAGAGAGACATTGAAAGACTTAACCAAATACCAAGAGACATGGGCAGAGCCTAACAAGGCAGTCGCTAACAATACAATCAACATCCTGAAAGTTGAGTTAGGTAAAGAAAGCCCTGAGACTTGGAAGAGAGTTAAAGAAAAGTTATTATCTCAGGCTGACGGCGAACTAGATGAGAATATACTGGATGTGATTTGAAATGCCAAGTGGAAGCGGAGGAATGGCAACAGGGTCAGATACCCGACTTTACAATCCTAAATCTGAAGCATCGCATATGTATACTGCTAACTCTGAAGATGAAGAGAGTTACAAGCACGGCATAGGCGATCCTGAATCGATGGAAAAGCGTAGAGACAAAATGCAGGCCGAAAAGGAAAACGCAGAGAAGGTGATGGACTTACCTCATCTTCGACTAGAAACCATAGAACCTAAGCCCGACTTGCCTCCGGGTATGGAAGAAGAGGACCAAGACCAACCTATCATGGATGATGGAAATGAGAACGCAGTTGGTGCAGAGATTTCACAGATGACAGGTATGCCCGGACAGGGTGGGCCTGATGCGTCTGCTATGTTCGGTGCACAAGTCAACCAACCATTCGGTCAGCAGACTATTGCAACAAGTGAGCCAATGGCAGACGCTTGGTCTAGTCTTTTGAAGGAACACAAACCTTGGACTCAACCCCAAATGGAAACTACACCTTACGGTAGAAGTAAAGCAGAAGGTAAAATTAGTGAAGTCCGAGCCAAGAATGTCGCTAGTAAACTAGGCCATCCCGCAGACAAAGGTGGACTCAATGAATCTGACTTAGCGCTACATAGAGGACATAGACAAACTACTCAACCTGTTACATTGTTTCCTGAAAAGTACCAACAGTCACTTGGTACACAGGATGTTCGCAGATTACAAGGTGGTATAGAAATGCCAAAGGGTATGCAAATGCACCCAATGCGTGGCGAAAGACCTAAGGCTGCTGGTAAACCAACGCCTCCTAAAATACCAAAACCTCCTAAGATGCCTAAAGAAATCGCTATGCCTAAAGAGCCTAGCATGAAGTTGGCATCTGTCGGCGCTCTCAAAAAGGATATTCAAACAGTCCGTAAGAAAATGGACTACATGCGATTCAACCAGTTACGAAGATTACTAGAGAGACTGAAAGGTAAGATTGGCGATCGTAGATTGAAGATGGCTGACCCCGGCGGTGTCGGTGAATCAGGACCGGGTGCTGGCAACCAAGCCACTTATCCTACTGGACCTACCGAAAGCATAGATGGCGATGAACGCCAAGAGGGCAGTAAGTCTCCATCAGGTAAGAAGTTTGGAAGTAATATGGGCAGGTCGGGCTGATGTTCAAGACAACCCCTCGTTCTGTTTTGTTAGGTGGAGACCTACTGCGAAAGAGCGCAATGCGATTACGCATTAATGACGACGGTACACTTGCAAGACATACTGATACTCTGACTGAAGAAGATTTAGTAGACCCGCAGACTGGAAAGGGTGGGGTACCTGATCCGCATGGTGGGGATTGGATGGTCGATAGGGCACCAACTGGTAGCGGACCTAACCATCGCCACATGATAGATGCATTATTGCATGCCATGTTACGACTATCTGCGAAGAATGGATTTGAGCCAAATGACGAATTAAAAAATTATTATATTAAGATTATCGACCATGCCATAGGTTCTCGTAATGGCAAGGTAAGAGAAATAGAAGGAGAAAATTCTCCTAATATATTGTCCGGCTTTCGTAGCAAGAGGTGGAGAACCAATCATGGTACCGATTATATTTCAGAAAAAGATGCAAGGGGCCGATTGTTACCAACCGTTAAGAACTCAAAGCACCACGGCGGAGTCAAAATACAAAACGCCGATGGAAGTATATCTGATGCAGGTCATCAAGTTTCTTTCTTTACAAAGAAAGGCTCAATTGATGACCCTAATGCCGACCAAGGAAATAGTATAGATTCGATTTTTAATCCAATAAATGTTGAAATTGGAGAAACATTAGACCAAGCAGCACCTTGGATAAAGGGAAAACTCGGCATCCCTGATGGTCAAATGGGTCCACTTGATAATTTCCAAACGGATAATTCGATAAAGAGATTCATCAGAAGTCATGTTTTACCATTGTCTGAGGTTTCTGAAGGGCGAGTCCATGCCTTAAATGAAGGTGAAATGAATAAGTTAGGGCGAGGCATAATGCCCCAAAGTGTTCTTAGGCGTTACAAAGATCATACAGGTCAGGGTTATGTACCGGCGGAAGAACATGCTAGTGAATACAATGTAACTCATAGTGGTGCTCCAATTCCTAAATATGCTTTAGAAGCACATAGTCAAGAAGGCTCACCTAAAGGAGAAGATAGTTACGATAGACTTGCTGCCATGCAGCAGTTTTTACAAAGTATTGTGGGTGATAAAGAAAAGAACATACCGGGTAAGTTTCCACACATGTCTCCCGAATCTATAGCAGTTGCAGAAGATTTGTTAGCAAGAGAAGAAACAGAAGGTGCATTGAGTGCGAATGTTTTGTCACCTAAGATGTCAGCGTTGTTTGGGATAGGCACAAGGCGAGGAAAAGACAAAGATACTCGCACTGCAGTATCTAACAAAGTTAAAGGTGGTGTGGATAATCGTTACTTCCAAGACTACATAGCGCAATTGAAACTAACTGAACAAGAAGTAAAGGCTGCTTTGATGTCTATGAGTGTTGAAAACCCTACAAAAGATATTACTGGTAGTAGTGCTAGTGATGTAGGGCATGCATTTCACGCTGCTCACTTAGCGATGATTAATAAATTAAGAAACGAAGGGCATCCTGAACCACATGTTGAATCTGCAAACCGCATAAAGAATGTAGGTCAATTAGCGAATCCGGGTCAGGCTCGACAAGTAGAGGATGCTCAGAAATTGGTGGATTTGTATAATGAAGCGGGCGGGCATCAAGTTTCTTACCAAGGCGGTAATCAAATGCAGGGAAAGAATATGGATTGGTTCTATCTAGATCAACAAGACACGAACCCTTCAGGCGCTTTGGCTTCACGATATGGGGGCATGGACCTAAACCTCAATGAAATCCGACAATCCTTTGAAACATTACAATCCATGTCTGCAATCAAAGACGACAGAGTGATGAAGCATGTTAAGAAAGGCTACTCAATCAATTCATATAACGACATCCGATCGTTTAGTATGTCTGTTGGCATAACTACTCAGGATGTTCATGGCATAATGGCTACACAAGGAGACTGGAATGTTGTAGCCAAGCAGTGGAATGTGTCTCCAATAATAGTTAAAGCAACTAAAGTTACATTTGGCGGTGTCTGAAATGGGTAAAGTATTCGTAAAAGGTCCAGTTGAATCTCCTGACGATTTGTTGGCGAAGGAATCTCAGTTAGGTAGAGCAGGTAGGGTACTTGGAGATGCTACTGAAGGCGCAATTGAAATGACTGAGCCAATTGATAGTTTTGGCTCTTTGATGAGAAAACCTTTAGGTGCACTTCGTTACCTTGCAGAAGGTAGGTACAAAAGAAAGTTGAGTCCTGAAGAAGAGGCGATACAAAACGCAAGGCTTAGGCGGATTGCTCAAGATCAAATCAGAGAAGAGATGCAACCTGCAATGGATGCGAAGGCTGCATTGGCTGCGAAGCAAAAAGAAGAAGCGGATAATCAGGCTGCGAAGCAAAAAGAAGAAGCGGATAATCAGGCTTTGCTAAGTAGGTTCCAAAACCTATCTCAAAGAAAGGGTGCCGAGGCTGCTCAGTTAAGCGGCCATAAAGGTGCAACAGATTTATCAGAATATGAAGAGTACGCTAGGGAAAATTACCCCGGTATGTCATTAAACGAAGTTGCTAATATGTTAGGTCAACAGTTTACAAATGTAGAAGGATTAGATTTGAGAAGAAGAATGACTGGTAAAGAAGGAATTGAAGGTTTTGGCCCTGCTCAGCAAACTGCTCAAGGATTACAAACAGCAAGTAATGCTGCTGAAGAGGGTGAAGCAGCACCTTTACCTAATGTGAATGTAGGCCACCTAATAGATCCTGCAAGTAACCCTGTACCGGAACTAATGAATACATTAAACGACACTGAGTCTCCAAACATTCCTACTGATAAGATGGGCACAGTGGCTGTGACCCAAGTACCACAGGTTACTGCTGGGCCACCTGAACCACCAGCCGGTGGCTATGCAAATGAAACCAACTCAGATAAAGAATCTGAAAATGCAATTGTCAATAATACCGGCTATGATCTTGATGGTGAAATAGCACAATTGCCGGAAGGAACAAATGAAGAACCTAACTCTAACCAAGGAGCAAAAAGGCCTATTGATTTTGATGTTGATGCTAAAAACCCAATGGATGTAAAACAACCATCGGAACCACAAAATTTAGCAGATATAGTCGATGAAGAGGGGGGTAACTTCTGACCAATAAGGAAGAATTCATCAAGGAAATGGACTTAGAGATGTCCAAGAAGTCTTTTGAATACTTCTTTACTGAGATATTAGAGTTTGACTTTTCAGAACATCACAAACTTTGGCTACAAGGCGTTAACGAAAGCAAGCGATATTGTGTCAAAGCGAGTCGAGACCACGGTAAATCTGTCTTTTTTATGTCATATGCACTGTGGTTAGCGGCCTTTAGACCTAATACCCACATCATGATATTCAGTCACAGCCTAGAACAGACCCTTGAACACATGCGATTTATCAGAAATCTGATAGAAACCAAGGATATTTTAAAGGAACTGAAGCCAAAAGGCCGTCCTTGGAATAAATCATACTTTGAATTCACCAATAAAAGCCGACTTATGGCTAAGTCCGTGGGTGGAGCAACCCGTGGTTTCCACCCAAATGTAGTATTATGTGACGATATTCTGTGGGGAACCACTGTTACAGAGTTACAAAGGGCAGCAGATTGGTTCTATACCGTCCTTTTGCCCGTTTTGCACCACACTGGAAGGCTAATGATGGTCGGTACACCCTTCAGTTACAACGATTTATACGCCGAATTAGAGCAAAAAGACGCATTTAGGGTCGAAACCTACCCCGCAATTAAGGATAATGGGGAGCCATTATGGCCTAATAGGTGGCCTTTGGAGGCCCTAAAGATGCGAGAATCGTCTATGCCAGCGATAAAATTCGCTCGTGAGTACCTTTGTGAGCCTATTCACGACATGTCAAGTATGTTTCCTATGTCACTTCTTGAGAAAGCAAGGGATGAAAACCTAGTATTACTGGATAAAGCAGAGTCAGAGTACGATGAAGAGGGCGATGTAGCCGGTGTATTCGGCCAACACTTTGTTGGTTGGGATCCAGCAATAGCATCTGACTCTAATGCTGACTATACAGCGATGGTTACACTTAGAATGCCCCCTGATAGCGAAGAAAAACAGATTGTTAACTTCGTAAATGAGAAAGGATTGGGGTCTTCTGCACAGAAAAAGAGAATAATTCTACTAAATCATAGGTTCCAACCTGACTTAATTGAGTTAGAAGGTAACAATTTCCAGCGTATGTTTGAAGCAGAACTGAAAGAGATGCGTGAAGACATACCTATCAAGACATTTATGACTACTCGGCAGCGAAAAGAGAGTATGTTTATGTCATTATTGATGGCATTTGAGCAAGAAAAAATCAAAACCCCTTGGGGCAATGAGAAGAGTAAGGAGTTTACTCGTCAATTAGAGACCCAACTCACTAGGTTTGGTATGACTAAGAAAGGTCGCCTAGAGTCTGTAGGCTCTCATGATGACTTAGCAATGGCATTAGCCTTGTCTAACTGGGCAACGAAGGAATTCAAAGGCAGTATCGTCATGCTTGACGACTATCTGCCCGGATTTGAAGAGTGGTTGGGCGATAAGCCAGCCGCTCCTAGTAAAGGATGGTTCGTAGCCTAAGTATAATATGGGTGAAGCAAGGGGTTAGAGTATTATGTGGGGGTCATTAGGAGTAGGTAACCATACATCTATCATCGATATGGGTAATGATTTGCAAACTATCATTGCTTCTACCCTTATCGAACATCCATTTGTTAAATCACAGCCCAATCGTGCTATCACAATAGCCAAAGATGCAGTAGAAGTCAACAGAAATGTAAGTTCTATTAGGCCATCATTCCCTAAAAGCGGAGAAGGTTGGTTTGAATCACAGATAGGTAAGACCGCTGAGCAACTAATAACTGATTTGCGTAAAGCAGAGGATGTAAATGGAGTCAGCGACTTGATTAAATCTATTGAGCAGGTGCATTTACAGGAGACCAGTGCAACATTACATTCATTTGAGTGGGCTGACAACCACCACGACACTATTATTCAATTAGGTTTAGATGAAAGAACCCTCAAGTCATTGAGAATATATGGTGATTTGAAAAAGAATACACTTCAAAGGGCATGTCATCAGTGGGAAAACGCAGATAGCATACTCAAAAGTTTAGATCAATATCATAGTGTATGGGGTGATGAAGAAACTAACGCTTGGGAAGCAGCAATGCAGAGTAAGCAAGACGCTAAAGAGGTATGGAAGAGTGCACTCAATCAATTCAACACCCTTAGTAAAGAGCAACAGAACTGGTTAACATTAGCAAAGGCTGAGTTGACAGAGGCTGGACCCTTGAGTGCTAGGAATATAACTGAAAGGTTAATCGAAAAGGGCACTAAGCGACTTAATGTAAACCGTATGGCTAAGTTATTGAAGATGTATGGCGAGGAAATCGCAATCATCAAGGGTCATAAGACTGGTGAATACATCGCATCTAAGAATGGTAACATCATTATCAAGGACATTTGGGCCTATGCAGGTGGGTTTGTTGACGAATCGGGTCACTTTACTATATCTGAAAGGGATGAACCTAGACTTGTTATCATCGCTAAAGGTGACAGAGGTAGGTTACATTGCTCACAGTTACATGATAATCTTGGATTTGGTGCTTTACAACTCAATAAGAGCGTAAGCACTTCAGAACCTAACACTCACCAACTTGAATTCAGAGGTCAAGATGTTGCTAAGTTACTTAGTGGTAGTCTACCTCACATTATAGAAAAAAGCAAAGTTGCTAAAGCAATGGCACATTACTTCTTAGAACCTGATAATGTATTGATGAAACAGTATGTGCAGTATCAGTCTTGGGACGGAACACACAAAGCGGAGAAGGCGCTGCGACAGTGGGGAGTAGACCAAGATACAGTGTTAAGTTGGGCGGAGGAATTGTAATGGCAGAAGAAAAACAGAGTAGAATTGGTAAGATATTGTCTAGTATAGGTAATGGTTTCAGAAGACGCAGAACCCCTGCTCCTCAGATGCCACTATGGACAACTGGTATTCAAGAACCAATACTGGTTCAGGGAATAACTATCCCTGCACTGTATTCAGTTGCTAATGAAAACCTTATTCTCCGTACAGTATTGACTACCCTTCAACAAGAAATCTTCCGCAGAGGTTACTACTGGGAGAAAAAGTTCCATAAGAGGTGCTTAGATTGTGGAAAAGAACATCAACATGATGTAGAAGAGTGCTTTGATTGTGAAGGTATCAATTTAGAAACACCTGACACTAACGAAATTGTTTATCCTCGATGGTTAATTGACAGGCGTAACAGCATGGAGCAGACATTTATGGATGTGCTGAGAGAAATCGAATACGATCTTAACATTATGGATGATGCTTTCATGATTCTCATTAAAGAATACTACCAAGACCCCGAAACAAAAGAAGTATCATTCTATCGTGTAAAGGAGATTCTTCGTGGAGACCCTATCTTTTTGCGCATTATCGCAGACAAGCGTGGTGTAAGAGGTGGTAGGTACAGAGTCTGTCCTTTACATAGAGATGTAGTTCGTAGTTATGCAGAAGAAGAAAAGACATGTGAAGTCTGTGGACATGCTTTAGAAGATGTTCATTATGTCAATACAGCAGGTAGTGGTAAGACTCAGTATTATTTGGAAGGTGAAGTAATTCATGTTAGTAAGTATAACCCATCTAAGTTGTATGGTCGCTCTCCTGTATCAACACTATGGCGACAGGCTATGACATTGACAGCAATGGACAACTACATGTATACTGCTTATTCAAAGCGTAGGATGCCAAAGGGACTAATTTCAGTTACAACAGATAATTTAGAATCGATGAAATCGTTCTTCAAGAGTATGGATGAGAAGTTAGAGCGTGACCCGCATTACATTCCTAAGATCGGTATTGAATCTAATACAGGTAAAGGTGGAGTCAATTGGGTTAAGTTCATGGACACGCTTGAAGAGATGCAGTATTTACCAGCAAGAGATGAAATGCGCCAGCGCATAGCATCATTCTATGGTGTATCAAATGTATTCATGATGGACACTGGTAAATCCGGTGGTCTAAACAACGAAGGTATGCAGATTCTTGTCACTAACCGTGCAGTAGAGTTTGGTCATAAAGTATACACTGAACATTTATTCCCTAGATTGATGGAGCAGTTAGATGTCAATGATTGGCAATTAACACTCTATCCTAATGAAGAAGAAGATGAAGTTACTCGGCTACGCCGAGATGAAATGGAAGTTAATATCGCACAGCGTATGGTTATGTTAGGGTATGAACCTGAACTTGTACAAGAAGGTAACAGAGATGTTAGGTTCATTTACAAGAAACCTGACCCGGCGCAGATGCAACAACCTCCGGGTGGCGGTATGCCGGGTATGCCTCCGGGTGGCGGTATGCCTCCGGGTATGCCGGGTGGCCCGCAACCGCAGGCTAACCCCGGACAGTTACCGGGTCGCAACATACCTCCTCAATTAGCAGGTGTAATGGGTGGTCAAGCGTCTGCTGGTGCTAGAAGTATGAGTGACGGTGGTCCTAACTCTAGTCCTCAAAACAGAACTAGTATGGGTGCAGGTTCACCGACCAGTAGTGTACAACAAAGAGGCTCGCAACCAAGCCCTATTGAGCAAGCGGCTCGTAGCATTAGTGACTCAGGTCGATTCAAAGGTGCATGACAAGGTTAAAGTTAAGGGGAGTAGTGGCTGACGCATGGACCTGAAGAAATTGGACCCTATGGCTAGAAAAATGCGTACTCATGTAGACGCATTTTACAAAGCATTAGATGAGCAAGACGCAATGGGTGCCCGTTCACACATTAATGAAATTACCAAGTACGCTGATTATCTCAGTAGAGATGTCGAAAAGGCAGTTATGAAGCAAGATACAGGTGCTGTTGGTGTCAATGATATTTATGCTGGTGGCGCTCCTGTAATGAGATTTAATTCTGTACAGAAAACCCACCCTGCATCAAACGATGTCTTGCCGGGTATGATTCGTACTAGTCGTACAGGTAGTATCAAAAGACAACTAAGCAACAGAACACTTTGAGTTGAGCATCATGAGTGAAGAAGAGAAAACTGCGGAGAAACTAATGGGTGCGCTCATTAGTAAGATGGAAAATATGGATAGTGACTTGCGACAACTAAAGCAAGAAAATGTAAACTTGCGAAAGGCAGTAGCAGATCCTATGAATATGCTAAGGAAAGCGGGCTTTGTGATGGCAAAAACACAAAGGCCAAGCGGAATGATAGATGATGATTTCAGACCTATTGGTGACGACATGGTTATCAAAGGCGATGGACTTGCTATGCCTAGTAGCAATGCTGAATTCCATAACATGGAATGGTCAGAGATTCACGCCTTGGCAGACCAAGCCAAAGGTACTGGTAACACAGGCAACAACATGGGAATGGAGTGATTAAGATGAAGCCACGATTTGAACCTAGAGATGAAGATTTTACAAACTTGCTAAACAAGGCTAACGAGTTAGCCGGTAAAGTAGAAAAGGCAAAGGCCAAAAGAAGTAGCCAGCCTGAATACAAAGCAAAGGAAGGTTCAGAGCAAGGCTATGAGTTTATGACTCAATCTGCTGGTAAAGACAATGTAAGAAACCAAGGCTTCTCTACCAACAATCATTTAATCGAATCAAAGGATGTACCTAACAAAGGTGCTATCTCTGAAGTTAGCAAAATACTTGACAAGCCAACTCAGTACCCTGATGCATTTGATGACCAAACCGCTTATCGTATTAATGAAAAGGGCGGAGATGGCCCTGACCTTCTCAAGTCTGCTGGTGGTAATGTTCAGAAATACCAAGACCAGCAAATCAGAAAGAGTATCGAAACGCTATCTCGCCGCATAAACTGAGCGGCGGGTGATGGTGTGATTGAAACTCCTTTGGACACTCTCGACATTCGCAGAGAAACCTTTGTCAAATCACTGTACGATGGTATAGGTGTATCAGAGGCGGCTGGTGAATATCTTGAAGCCCACGAAGCAGTCATTAAGGCTGACTTGTATTATCAACAACCTCGTTTTGAACCATTGCTACTTGATGTAGCCAAGTCTCAAGACAACCCTATGATTAACGATCCTGTTACTGGTCAATTGAGTGCTGCAGCAGGGGGCACAGGTCAGCCACAAGTTGACGAAGTTAACACTAGATACCAAGGGCAGTTGCAGTACTTACCTGAGTTTGCACAAACTATGAACATACAGGGTCCGGTGCAAGAAAATCCATATCTTCAGCCAATGTTTGAAGAAGTAAACCATACATTTCACGACGGTGTAACAAGAAAGGTTCCTAAATACATCGCTCATAATTTTAATTATTACGAGCCTAGTAATGACCATAGTGGTTTATCCCCGGCAGACTATGACAATAGAAGATTAATTAAAAAATACAATTGGGGTAATGAGAACCCTGATGAAAAAACAGTATTCACCGAAGGTATTTTCCAAGGGTTTCCTAAATGTGCCGAAGAACCTACAATAAATCACCACAAATCCAACCCTCATCCTCAAGATGAAAGCGTAAGGCACATGCTGGAGAATAGGTACTTACAGGGAGATGTGCCTTCTCTGAAAGATGTTTTATTTGGTACAACTCACCTACCCGCCTACAGAAGAAAGATGTTGTACGATAGGATTTTGGAATTAGGTGGCATAGACCAAGGTGCAGAAATTGATAGAGATGAAGAAGGAAACTATGGCTCTCAAGGCATGCCATTTACAAGAATGGTTACTAGTCTTTACAAGAAGGCAGTGCCATTGTTTAGAAAGTTGATATTGCCTTCTAGGTCAGGTGCTGATAACCAACACGGTGCTCATGAAACCCTACCTGAAGATTACAGAACTCAGCCCCACGCAATTTTTAATTCGCTCAGAGACTACGAATTAGAGAAGTTCCACATGGGTGTGTTAAGCGGATTGGGTTACTTTGAGCAAAATAAACAGTTAATCAATTTTTTAGCAAATAAGGAATTGGCTGCTAACCCGGAGCAGGGTGTTGATCGTGCTAAGTATAAGTCTATGGAAGCAGTCAGTAGGTGGTACGACTTGCCTAAATACGATTCAAAGGCTAAGAAATTTACAGTGGAACCTCTTGCTAGAAAGGATTTAAGTAGAAACCGCTGGCATGAATCGGTAACAAAAAGTAACCTTTCTTACAACGGTTTAATTGCTGGTTTACATTATGATAAAGACCAAAGGGAATTGTTACCATATCTCAATAAAGATAACCCGTCGGGCTTAAAGTTCGATCCTATGTTTGAAATACCTCCTCAAGACATTGGTAAGATATTGTCGCACATTAACAAAACCAATGAGGCTTACTATGACAATAGGAAATTAAGAAATAACTCGATAGGTTTGTTGCATCCTCATGTCGCTAGCGAAGATATGCCTTCTTGGATGCATAACGATAATAGGAGCCTTACTCACTTTTTTACTCAAATGCTTGATGGTATAGCAGGTCATGGGTTAGAACACAACAATGCTATGCTTGTTATGGCGCATATATTCCAACATGGTGATGGCAATTTGTTGTTTGACATGAATCATCCTGATGATAAGCACAATTACATACATCCCAAGGCACCTGTAGGAAAAGATGCAGAGGACGCTAAGTTAACCGGAGGCGCACTGAATGCTTTAGGTTTCATGGGTCAGCAGCAACAACATATGGTTTACAGGCCATACTTTGACCCACAGGCAGTAATGAGGCATATGAAAAGTTGGGAAGCGGATAAAGGTCAAAAGCACCCATCGCCTATAGGTTATCGTAAAGTACCAGTTAATCATCCAGCAAATTCATTGAACTTTGGTTTTTATGATAGTATGTCAGGTGACTTGAAAATGCAAGTAGATGTAGCAAACGAGGTTAGGTCAAACGCTGTGCCTTCGTTTGCGCTTTCTGTAGGTACCCCTGCACATACAGGGGTCACAAAGGCCGGTCATGAATTGAAACAAATCCCTACTATGAGTTCAAGAAATCCTGAAGCCGACATAGGTAGGTTACTTGCTCATAGAGAAAATGCGAAAGGTACACTTGATGTAGAAGCCGGTAAAACAATCGATCGTCAGCACATGGATGTGTTGCGCCACCGTGGTAAATCAGCAGCAATAGACGGTACCGATTTGCATAGTAACACTGACATTCGTCACATCGGTGAAGTAGAGCATCATGACAAAAACATCTATGCTAAGAATAGAAAGGAGTATTTAACCGGCGTAGTTACTGGTGAAAAACATAGTCCTCTTTTCCCACAAGCGACTCACACTGTTGATTTAGATAGTAGTTTGGTAGGCCATCATGGTGACAAACTAGTTACTGATATGCTTAGAAGAGATCCGGTGCATGACTCCCCAAGACTTGATGATGTTAAATTGGAACAAAGTCGATACAATGATGCAACTAGATTTCTTGAAGCAAATAAAAGACAATTGCTAGACCTAAGTGACGAAATGAAAAATATACAATGGCAACTTGATTCTAAGCAAAACCCTGAACATGTTAGGAACTTTGAGCAGAGAGATAATCTTCAACAACGCTTAGAACAAATAAAGGAAAAACTTGGTAGACAAAAGACACTTAATACACAAAAAATTGCTGCACGAAGATGGCTAGACCGAACACCTCGCCATGACATAAATGAATTGTTTGAAATGCTAAATGACAGAATCGATGGAGTTGCAGGTTTAGAGGGTGGTCGTTTAGAGCAAGAACATGGTAGATACAAGAAAGGTAAACAGGGTGCTTTTGAGTGGACAATAGGTAGAGAAAGAAGCAACCAAAGAGTTGCACAGGCAGACCTTGAAGCGATAACAAACATAGCAGAAAACGAAAGAGACAGGTGGATTGATTCACAAGGTTTATCCTTTGGAGATCCAAGTAACATTCCTTTGTACTTAGGTAATCTTGGCGTTTACATGAGAGCAATGGAAAGGCGCTTGCATTCTGAAGACACTGGTGAAAAATATGAAACTTTACAAAACCATTTCGATAAAGAGACAGGTGTTGGGCATACCAAAAGGACTCCAATAAAGCCAAAGGGTAGACAAGATGGTAAAGGTACATTCAATTATTTAGGACATCATGGTTCTAATGGTTCTAACATTGGACTAAAGGCAAGCATCAAACCAGTGTATGATTCTCATAATAAGTTAGTTGGTTTTGAAAATGTTGAACCTTATGACTTTATAGGGAGGACATTGACAAGGCCTATGTATAAGCAAGTAGGCCATGAGTATGAAGAGATGTGGGGCGGCAACATGGATAGCGGCGAAGAATATGGGGAAGAGTTTGGTATAGAAGGGGGCCATAGAACATTGGTAAGAAAACACGACATTGAAGACGCAGCGCTACTTTTGGCATCACTATCCGACCCCGACATCATGCTAAAGAAAGATGGCGACTACCCTATACTTCAGCCAATGCATCGCATATTCAAGTTAGAAGATATGGAACACCTTCGTGGATTTAGTGGAGACTGGATAGTGTCTGCTATGCCTGAAGGCCCAAGGGCTTTCGTAGAAAAGGATGATGACAAGGTAACCGTAAGAGGAGACTTTGATTTAGACAAAGATACCAAGGAGAACTTTACCAAGATTTCAAAGAAGAACTTTGTTGTAGATGTGGTGTTCGCAAATAAAGAATACAATGTAATCGATATTGTAGAATACGATGATGGTGATGTAAATGACATGCCTCTTCAAGAGCGTATTAAGATTCTAAGAGGTACTATGGAGAGTACAGAGAATGTATTGGTTCCAGCGGCTCACAATTTGAGATTAACAGATGATGTCGGTTTAGAAATCATAGTCAAGGACTTACTGAAGGAACACGATCGTTTGATGCTAAGGGATGCTAATTCCACTTACATGAAAGGAGAAAGTCGTCACCCTAAGTGGGTATTGTACGATGAAGGGCGAGATGTCAACTTGATGGTTCTTGACAAAAAGGGTACATCATCCTACACATACCGATTGGGTACTGGTCCTATAACACACGAAGATTCATTAGGTGACCGTGCTGTAAAGTACGAAGGTGATACTTACATGGATGTAGGTACATCATTCCAAACTAAAGACAAATACGAAGTCGGAGATATAGTTACAGTCAATGTTGACAGTGTTTCGGTTACAGAGAATGTAGACGGTGCTGACATCTATACAGTAAACAGTAATGAAATCAAAGGTGAAGCAGAGGGTGAAGGAGTATCTAGTGTAGAGACCCTATCCTTGTTTACCAAGTCTGAACCTATGATGTGGCCGCACGAAATCGATAGAGATGGAGATAGAATAGTTATCAAGATGGCAGCAGGTGATGTTAGTTACCGTGCATCTGCTATAGATGATGAGTGGTATATGTTCAATCCTAAAGCAGAAAACGGTTGGCTGATTCGTTTAGCAGAAAGTCAAAGACCATTTTGGTCTCCGGTTGCTGGAGTTATGCTGAAGGCAGATTTGTCAGTAATTGATGATGAGACTAAAGCCGAAGTGCACGAATCTAAGGGTGATGGAAAACCATTGATACCTCCTAAGAAAGTAACAGGTACTAATTTTTGGGATGACTATGCTACTGACAAAGCAAAGATTAGAAGACTATTAGCAAAGAGCCTCAATCTTGTTTCGACTATGTTGAAATCAGGAGTAGGTGCTGTAGGAGATTCTTCTACAGGTACTATGGGTATGGGTATAGATTATGCTACTCCTATAGAATCACCAAGTGGTCCTACTAGTCTTGTTGGTTCAAAGACGCTACCCGATCATGATGTTAGGGATATTGAGCGTGACAACAAAGAAAGGGCTGAAGATAAAAAGTTCAATCATAAAGAGACACCTGAAGGCGAGTTGTCTATAGAAGGAGGCAAAGCGGCCTTCGTACCTTATTAAATAGTATAAGCGTTGTAAAGGGAGTCATGGCAAATGCTGCGGCACTCAGGGCTTCTACCCCTGCTCACCCTGCTAGCATTTCCATTCTTAAGTCATCCAGCGACCTAATAATCGCTGGCTACGCATCTGTTGAGATGGTAGACAAACAAGGTGACTTAATCACTCGTGGTGCACTGAAAGATGCCTTTGGTAACTTTATGAAAGCACAGTCATTCCGCAATGTGCAACTAGCGCATTCAAACATTCAGGTTGGTGAAGTAATCAAGTCTTACACCGACTCTGATGGCAGACTATGGAAGTCCGGTGTCGATGACGCTGGCATGTTCGTTGTCATCCAACTAAGAGATGACATCGAGAAGGCTCGTGAAGTAGCCAATGAGATTCGCAAAGGTAACCTAACAGGGTTTAGCATCGGTGGACAGGCGTTTAAGCGCATTAACAAAGCAGATGCAAAGCATGGAGACTATACAGAAATCTCCAAGTTAGAACTACATGAAGTTACTATTTGTGAAAAAGGGATTAATCCCGAAGCATCCTTTAGAATACTGAAGGAGGACACAACTATGACAAACGAAATAGATGCATTAGGTGAATTATCTTCAGTGATTGACCGCCTATCTAAGCAGTTGGACGACATGGATAAAGAGGAAAATCTTGAAAAGAAACCTCCCTTTATGGATGACGAAGAAGGCGAAGAAGGCGAAGAAGACGAAGAAAAAGAACTTGAAGAGTTAATTGAAGGTGACAGACCTAAGAAAAAAACAATGGGCGACGACCAACTAGATTTAGCCGAGGACGACGATATGGCAGATAAAAAAGACAAAAAAGATAAAAATGATGATGATGAAAAGAAGATGTACAAGGATGACACAAAGAAGTCAGAGTACAGCGATGTCATTACTAGCGAATACCTAGACTGGATGGAAAACACCCTAAAGTCTGCAGGTGTTGACACTGGTGCTGCTCGCTCTCACTTTGATGGTGTTTCCAAGGCTAACCTTGGTAGCACCCCTGAGCAATTCCCTGAAACACAGATGAACGGACAAGTAGCAGGTAGAGCAACCGAAGGTGGCTCACCGGGTACAAATGCTTTAGGAGCATCAGGATTAGGTAGCGGCTCTGTCGCAAAATCTTACCTGAACCCTGAAAATGTTACTGCAACTGAAATTGAAGAAGCATATGCAGTCTTCAAAGCAGCAGCAACAGAGCAGCAGTTCAAGAACAACCTGAATGATGTTTTTAGTGAGCGCCTTACTAAGGAACTTACTTCAGAAGCACAGACTCGTGCAGCAGCAGAGTTTGATGCTCGTGGCCCACTCTCACAAATCGAGAAGGCAATTTCACAACTAAGTGACAGAATCGATAACATCGGTTCTTCCACAACTGCGGAAATCCGCAAATCAACAAACCACTCCACCGTAGAAATACCATCTACAGAGGAACTAGCAAACATGTCGTGGGACGAAGTACACAGTCTCGCAGGGACGGTTTGGAACTGAATGGAGGAATGAATAATGGCACGAAATTATACACGAACAGTACAGGACATGGAGCGCTACTACTATGGCGCAGGGACTAACATGGGATTCGGTTACTCCGGTAGCGAACTTCTCAAAGCAGATGCACCAATGTTGAGCACAACCGCTGGAACATACCAAGCGATCTACGGACGCAAAGTATGGTCTCAGTTGAACCAAGAATTTAACGCATTCTCAATTCTTCCTAAGAAGCCTTGGGACCGCAGTGGATGGAGAGTCGTCACTGCAAAGCCTTCGACAGCAGTCGGTGGCGGAATTGCAGAGAACGGCACACTGCCTGACACTACCAAGCCTACATTCCAAAATGTTGCAGCAAAGCCTAAGACAATCGCACACTCGTTCGATATGTCTGAGGTTGCAATCTTCTTGAATGACAAGGATGACGGACTTGGCGACATACGCTCTGTCCTAAAGGAAGAGATGGGTAAGCACCACGCTGAGCACATCAACCAAATGCTAACACAAGATTGTGACACACCTGCAGGTAACGACATCGAGTCTCTTGATAGAGTTACTGCTGCAGATGGTGGTGCATCCGGTGGACTAACAACTTTAGAAACTGGTAGTGCATCTGCAGACCACTGTGGTGCAAATGACCTTGACATTTACAGCATTGAC